CTCAACTTTTAAGACCACCAGATATAGGTCCTCACTGAACTTAGACTTCGCCTCACCACTCTGGCCCATATTCTGCTGAATATAGCCACTGAAATTCTTCTTCTCTTATATTGTGGTATAGCTTATCCACTTCATTATTTCCAACCAAGATGTCCCATCCTGGAAATCCTTTCATCATCTCCTCATACGTTATTCCTGCCACCCTAGCCTTACGCATTGATTTTGAGGCATAGTATTTTTGCATTTCAGGAGAATCTTTCCATTCGTCTTTATTTCTCCTGTACAAATAAGCAAACGAATAATACAACAGATCATACGCCAACCTATTGGATGCATAAGTTGAATACGCGTGACCTATCAAAGCTAACATTATTTCCCTCTCTGTCCTTGTAACAGACTCTCTACCATATGCTGCTCTTATCATTATTTCATTCACCTCTCTAAACGGCAGGTATCTAGGTTGCTTTGGCCCCTCTTCCGTGTTCCGAACAAAGAACTGTTTTAAAAAACACGCTCCTCTTTTCACTACTCGGCCTCTATCTACTACTGAGAGAAATGGTATTCCATCAAAAATATCTTTTAAATCAACGTCCCATGTCTGTTTTAACCAAGTCTGAAAATTATATGCTGAAAGATAATGAGATACTCTCGTGTTGCCTTTATTATATAAATGATCATCTCCATACAACACCAATTTTACCCTCTCAATCTGTTCCTCCAACTCTACTTTATCTTCTTCTGGAGCCAACTGCAATTGGATCACCAAAAACAAAAAGAAATACATTCCCATAACCCATGAATCCATATGACTCGTATTAAAGCATCCCGACGGAACTGTTCCATAGTGCTGGACCCATACCGAATCATACAATCGAGTTAGCCTCACCAACAGTCGCGGAATCAAATATTCTAGTATTCTGACCTTTGCTTTATAGTCTATAGAAGTTGGATCTTCATGAATTAACATCGTTTCCATATACAGCTTTACAAAGTAAGAATGCACTGTCTGGTCCATATTTTTCAGATCTCCTTCTACCAAAATTGGTTCATACTCATTGGCCTCATTTATTCCTAGATTTTCTGCCACCTTATCCGCTCCTCCTTTAGGCCACTTACTACCTATCATTATTACTTTCCCCCTCTCTTTTAGCATTCTAACTTTTGAGACTAGCTTTTCCATTTCCACAAATATTGAAGTAGGAATATTGAACAATCTCATCTTGTTCATTAACGCTTTCCACTGTTCATCATTCGTCTGCTTGTCCCAATTGAAATAGTTCTCCACTTTTCCTACCAATGTCCAGTATGTTTCCGGCTCTTCATCATAGTCAAGTAATCTCATAATCTTATCCATGTCATCTTCTATTGTATCTACCTTCTTGCCATTCGGAGTAATAATCAATCTCTCTCCCGTCTCTAAGACTGACTGTTTCACATCCTGTGGTCTCAGTCCGGACGCTGATCCCATATATGATGATAGATAATCAGAGAAAGCTAATATACTCCTCTCTTGTCCTAAGTCTTCCTGAGTATACCCCATAATGTTATAAAACCTCTTCAAGGCTTCATCCACATGCTTTATTGATTCTCTTGCCTCAGTGGACAAATCTCTTGTCTTTCTCGAATATCCCATTATTGCATTAATCCCTTTTAATCCTCTTGCATTGTTTAAGGCTGCTATACGGAAGGGCCTTCCATTTGATGTTCCAAATGTCGTCCAATATGCTGATCTCTTCCTTACCTCTGTATGAAATTCATCCACCTTTTCTTCTGTAGAATGCAAAATTGTAAAATCTATATCCTTATAATACTTAGGAAGCACTTTACGATCTGCTGCCTTATAACAGTCCTGCATTACTGGAGGTAGTGGATATGGAGGTGTTTCCACAAAATCTCCCTTTGATCTCATAGGAGCCGCTACCTTAACCATATTTGGTGAATGACTAATCCTCTCCACTAATTCATATGCCCATTCCTTTTCTGCCGACGGTATTATTACGTTATCTACTATGGTATATTTTGCCTGAATTAATGCTGCCAACTGGGCACATTGCTGATGCTTATTTCCTACCAATGACGAATCCAAATTTTCTAGTATTGTCCCTTTCTTTCCCTTTACTCTAATCGGACACATACATGATTCTGAATGATTATCACAAGGAATTATGTTCACATATTCAAATAACAACATCTTATTTCCTCTTGGTATTACTAGTCGTCTTAGTAGATGATGCGGAGGAAACCTTTTTTTTACGTACTTTCGAAATAAACCGTACAGATGGTCTTCTGGTACTGGAAAATGTACCGGAAAGTGTATCTTGGCAGTTACTACGACTGACTCACGCCTGGTCG